CACATGTATATCTTTGTATACTTTTGAATGAAAAACGAATGAAATTGGAACGAAATAATGTTATTCGAATAGGTATGAAGTATTGGCATGGGGGAGCATACTATCTATATACGTACTTGTGCGGAGACTTTGAAGATATGATTTGGGTTGATGGTGATATTGAAAGTTTGGATAAACACATATCAGATTGGTTGTTACTTCTCTATTGCGCTGGAGTATATCCTTATTATAATTGGGGAATAATGACCGAGGAGAAATCAATATTTTTGCAAAAACTACTAGAATATTGGGCTTCCAATGTTTGTGCTAAAGCAGTTTGTCATATAGGTAGTTTTTGGAGATATATGTGTGGGCAAATGTACTCAGGAGGACCTGAAACTTCACATGGAGATAGTTGGATAATGGCATTTATATTCTATGTGTATTGTGAGATAAATAAGCAGGATCATCCTCACTTGGCTGTTGTTATACAGTCATTTATGATGGAGACTATAATAATGATTGTTGTTTATGGAGATGATCATATTTGGGGTGCACCCGGTATTTTGGATAAGATAATGAATGCTAATACCTGGAAGAGTTTTTTAAAGAAGTATTTTAATATGACCCTGAGAGATGAGCATACATATCGATCATTGCTTTCGGTCCCAGATGAGGCAGGTAGATTTAAGAAAGAAGGACCGAAGTTTTTGAAGCAATATTTTATAGAAAATCCTTTTGGAGATAGATTTGGTAAAATAGCACCTATTTTGCCTTATAGACCTATCGATGAAGCAATGTGTAAAGTAATGGTTACTGAATCAACCACAGATGGAGAATATGTTGTTTCATTGATAGGACATGCATGGAATACAATGGGTACTAATTTGTATACTTACGCTATGATTCAGCAAATGTATTCCAGAGTGATGGTCGTGTGTCCGAAAACACCTCAGGAGTTGCTACAGGAAGTAGAAAACCTTATAGATCAGAAACCGGTGTTAAAACGTTTATTAAAGAAGACAGGACTTACTCGTAGTGATTTCTACAAGTTTCCCTCCATGCAAGATCTTATGGCTTATCATGTTCTTGATGAGCATAAAGCAGCATATCATATATCTATAGAGGACTTGGATGAGTATGAGATCTTTTTAAGTGAAGAAGAAGATGATGTTTTAACTTAGCAAGCAAACTAAAGGAAATGGAAAAGGACATGTATGACGTGTTCCTCGCCAAGACCCAGGAAAAGCAGGCCAAGATGCGAGAGCTGGAACAGGAGTTGGAGCGGAAGCATCAGCGGGAGGTGGCCCAGCTCCAGGAACAGAAACGGCGTCTAGACCTTCAGCGGGAAGATCTGCACAAGCAGCGCGAAGCATTTGATCTGGTGGAGCGGCAGATGACTGAAGTGCGCAATGCTACTGTCGATTCAAGAGACGGCGGCGAGAAGGTGAAGGAAAAGAAGAAGAA